CTCCGCTCCCCTTGTTATCAGGGAACGGGTTAGAGCACGTCGCGAGTGGTCTCGGCCTAGCTAGCTAGGACCAGGACCCGCCTAGCGGTGGGTCTCCCCATACCTGTTTTCGACAGCGTTTCAAAAGGCCGTAAACCCGCTTCCAGGCCTGGAGGGAAGCCTAAACCTAAGGGAACCAAGAAGGCTCCCGAAGGCAAGGTCTCCCGAAAGGCCAGGAGGCGGCTGCGCGCCATTGAACGCGCCGCCGGTAACAGGGAACTTGGTGGCGTTTCGGCGATAACGCCCCCGGCCTTCGCGGCGGCTGCCGCGGACTTTCCGCCCTTGGTAAGTCAGGCCCACCCCCCCGTCCCCTCAAAACCCAAAGGCCCTCGGCCCGCGTCTGGAACTTCCCCTTCGTTTAAGAAGAGGGTCGCCGGCGCGGCCCGTGTGCCGGTGGGTGACGAGGAAGGCGCCCGGACCAAAGTCCCCCTACTTGGGGGGCTTCCCGGGGCCCCCCCGAAGGGGGACGGTTGGAGCGGTTCTTCCTTCCTTGAGCGGGTAAGCCTCGCGGCAGCCGCTGCGGCCGGCATCAAGAAAGCTGACGCCTCGTCCCTCACTATGCAAGGACTGGCCGCCCGAGGTGATGCACCAGCCATGAAAAGGCAATCTGCCCACCACCGCTCGAAATGGATATTAGAATCCGGATCGAGGGTGGATGCGCAGTTGTCCTTCGTCGGCCGTGCACTCCCCCCCGCCCCTCGCGAGGCGGTTAGGGCTGCCCTCTCCCAGCACCGTGAAGACTATACGTCGTCTTTCGAGGTCCCGGATGACGCCCTCACGGCGTGTCGGAGTTTCGTCAGACGGTGGGCCAAGACCCATCTGGTCAGATCGAAGGGCCTCATTGAGGCTCCTTCCTGGCCAAGCGGGTCCTCCTGCCTCGAACGCACCTCTAAGCGCGGTGGCTGCCTTAGCCACGTGCTTTCGTGTGCCGAGAAGGAAGAGCCCCCCGTCCGGTATCTCTCCGACCCAGTGGCAGTTTCCGTTGCGCAGGACATCTCTTTCCTAACGCCGGCTCTACGTGAGCTAGCGAAGGGAGAGGTGCCCTTGCATCGGGTGACTTGCCTTTCCGAGAGGGGTCTAAAGACTAGGGTTGTTACCGTCGGACCAGCTTGGTGTCAAGTTCTCGGCCACTCAGTCCGCAAGCGGCTGTTGCGCGGGCTGAGGGCCACAAGGGGCGCCTACCAACCTTTGGTGGGGGCAACGGATGACGAAATCTGTTCGCTCTTCGATGGGTCAATTGGTGAGACTTTAGTCTCCACTGACTTAACGAGAGCGACAGACCTCATTCCGCTGCCCCTTGCCAGGGCCGTCGTAGACGGTCTTGCAGACTCCGGTCGCCTCTCTGCCCTCGAGTTGGATGTCTTGAGGGCCCTTACGGGTCCTCAGAGACTCCTCTACGGGAGTGAGGTGGTGACTAGCTCGAGGGGCATCCTTATGGGCCTTCCGACTTCTTGGGCAGTTCTTAGCCTGATCCACCTTTATTGGATGGATCACGCTAAGCACGCCGCCCTGTCTAGTTGGAGGGGTGGCAAGACGCCGCGCATTCGGTTCTCCATCTGCGGGGACGACGCCCTCCTCTCTACCACGAGAGTTGGGGCCGACTCCTACAAATGGATTGTCGGAGTGTGCGGCGGCGAGCCTTC